CGTCGATTTGCCAACACCTGTTGGAGCAGAAAATTGAAAAGAAAATTCAGGAGAAACAGAGAGACGGTTTACAGCAGCTTGCAAAGGCTGCAAATCTAAAGAACCAGCAGGCAAAAACATCCTTTGCAATGTAGAAAAACCATATGCGAATATCCATGCAGGAGAAGGGAGTTCAAAATACAAAGGTTTCAAAACATCTGGTAATGAAATATAAGACAATACATACAATATGAAAGTTTCAAGAATATGAAGATCTAAGTCTATAACAGTAGTTACAACTTGACCAGTAGCAACCCAAATAAGGTTGATAATAGTCAAGTCAAGCCACCTAACAAAGTCAAAGAAAGAAGCACGTCTATTTTTGGAATAGCCACGAAGCATTAAAGTATACAAATAATGACGCACAAGAACAGTGGTATAATTATCATCAGTCAAATGCAAAGAAGGATTACGAAGGAAGGCATAAGAAGTACGAGACAAAAGAAGTCTAGTGGGAGCATACTCTTTTATATTATTAGAGAGGGCTACTAAAGTGACAGGCCAAGAAATACGATTGTGTAATTTCTCCTGGATCCAATCAGCCCACCGGAGATTTTGATAACGAGGAGAAATAAGTGTCGGAAAGTCAGACAACCACCGAACAAAAACTCCAAACTCATCAGGCTGGACCCAAATATTCAGACGCAACTTAGAATCAACCTCATCGGATGGTTCTTTTTCAAAAGCATTCTCTGTATAAGGGAATGGTTCTGAAGAATACCATTTACGAAGAACTTGATTATAAGTTGGGAACTTTTCAATGGAAGAAGCTTTACCACCAGCTTTCAAATTTGCAGCAACAGCTCGAGAATGGGCTGCTGCAGCAACAGATGAAAGCTTGAGGTAAATAGCAGGATGATGAGCACAGAGATATGCATAGGAAATAAGGGCAGAATAAGCCTTGATTGGATGCAAAGCTTTTGATTTAGGGTTTTCCCCTTTAATCTTACCCAAAAGACGATCAGGGTCATGACAAGTGGCAAAGTTAAGGCCAGTTATACCAGCCTTAGCCAATTCTGAGGCAACAACACCAACAACGGGTAATGGCTTTTTAGCTAAGAAAGAAAACTTGGCATGTGCCCAATCAGACACACCTACAGGCAGCTTGAATGCATTGGGGCCATAAGGCAACCAAGATTGTCCAGGAGCCTCATCTCTCATAATAGTCCCAATACGAGCCATGGCTTCAATTGCAGCCTCGGGAGACCAACCAAAAACTTCATCATAAGCTAAAACATGATCATCTCCAAAATTTGCCAAAACATTGAAGTTTTGGAACTCTCTAGCACGCTGACCAGTAACATACTTCCATGCAAATAGATAATTCACTAATAACATTAGTGAGTTATCTATTGACGTGGAAGAATGACCAGTGGTCAGGCCAGAATGTTTGCTGAAAACAGCACCAAATTCTTTATGACCCAAAGGCATCTCAACAAGCTGCTGGTAAGCAATGTCAATAATCTCGCAAATCCGTTGGTAGTCTCGATGCCCATCGAAACCACGTTTGCGAAGTTGAGCGACAATGCGTGCCATAGCTGGTATCTGAGTAGAGTCAAAAGCTGTCATATCACCGGCCCAAACTTTTGAATGCCCAAGCAATGAAGTCCAAAGTCGATCAAAATTGCGGCCATTCGAAGGCATACCAACTTTAGAAGGAGTACCCCAAACATCATAACGGTGATTAGGCTCATAATTAAAGATAGTGGTCATAACATAATGCCCAAAAGGCGACCCAATGATAGAGCGAACAGACCGAGAAATAGCTTTCTTAGCCTTAAGATTCTCCATCTTTGTCGATATGTTGGCAATCATTTGAATAGTTGGGGAATGCTTAAACATCCAATCCCACAACTCAAGAAACCGTTCACGACCACCGAGTTGCTTAATGGCATCACGACGACGAAGTTGGCGGACTTTGCCAGAAACTTGTTTGGTAAAACCAAAGCCAAGATTATAAGCTTTAACCCAGTTATCAAAAATCTTTGAAAACGGGGTTAACTGCGAATTCTTGAATTGGGTTTTAACCAAGTTCCAGGCAGAGTCCACCAACTCATCATCTTCATCAATATTACTTTCAATAGGGTTATAGAGGTATCGAGCAGTGCTCTGTAAAACCTCTTTAACACCAGTGAAACCTGATGAATGCCTGTAGCCTTCAATGTCATTCCGGAAATTGGCTGGCAACCAACCAAAGGTAGAAAGAGGAAATTTAGGAAACCCAAAGGAGAAGTCAGTGCTTGTTAAAAGCCAATTCCTCCAAGAACCCCATTCAGCAAGATAATTGCTGTTTTCGACACCAATCGAATCAATAAACGATTGTGTCACTGGAAAACCAGAATCCATTAAGAGAGAATAATTAGAACGGAGAGATTCTACAGTGGGAGGGGCATGAGCTGCTTGAATAAATTCAGGAAGCCTAATGCCATCTAAAAACTCTATAGTTTTAAGTACAGACCGTCTAGTTAGATTTACAGAAATAGTAATAAACAAGGAAGTTAAAGGCTTAGGAGAACCTTCCTTTGTCTCTAAAGGATCAGAAGGATCTTCACCAAGAGTGCCAAGGAAAGGTTCACCTGACGCACCAATACAAAAAATTCTAAAAACTCTTCTAAGAATGACCCAAACTGACTTGATTGATTGTTCAAAATTAAGAAAGAAATAAACGAGAGCTGAATAAAACATTAAAAAGACCTCATCGGGTATTAAAAATGGGAGCAAGGCAAACATAAGGCTTCTCAAAAGCATCGAAGGAATTTTGAAAATTGGCTTCAAAACCTTGTTGGTAACTCTCCTACAACAAAAATAGAAAGAGTATACCAACAAGAGTACGAAAACAAACTTCAAAATAGCATTGCTACGAGACTGTAAAGCTTCATAAACAATAGCCAATTCTTCAGACTCAAAAAGTTCTGGAGAATTCCTAAGAGTAAAAACCTTTTGCTTGCCCTTATAAACATAACGAACTCTAATCTCTTCAGCCCTGCGAACAAATTGAGTATTTAGAGTCGCATTGATGAACCAAATCTTGTATTCATCATTAAGACTCCAAATAAAAGAAAAATTGAAACCAAACCAACCTGCCAAAACTTTGACATAACCATAACCTTCCTTAAGAATATTAGCATTAGAGAAGAAAGGTAAAACAAAGAATGTCAAAAACGTCATTGCAGGGAAAAAGATACCCATGAGAAGAGGTACTAAAAAGAAACCAAGGTAATAGCAAATAAAAATAATGACAGACAAGAAAATCTTTTCAGGTAAGAAATGGATTGCATATTTATCAACCTCAGTTCCTCCCAAAGTGTCAAAAACAATGCCAAAGACAATTGATGGCGCCCAAAGGAAAAATTTAAAAGCTCTATACATCTGAGTAGCGACAGCCATTACAACCCAAGGGTAATTGAGTAAATACTTCCAACAAGTAAAATAAGTTCTACGAGCACGACCAAAATAACCAGTAATGACATAAGTCGAGGGATCAATGCCATTTGAAATTTTAATAACATCTATAATAGAGGTTAAAGCGGCCAAATTAAACAATGCTAAAGTACAAACAAAAACAATAGAGGAGGAAAAGAAAGAATAAAGGTCAAAATACAAAAAGGTAGGTAAAATTAATTGTACAATTACAAAATTCCCAATAACTCCAACAAAAGCCCACGCCATAAATACCCCAACCTTAAAGTTGGCTTTGAAACCTGTTGAAACTCCAATGTAATCCAACAATGGGTTAACAACAGCATCATAAAAATGTACAAAAATAAAAGGGGAAGAAAGCCAGACAAACCAGTCATCTAGCCAGGCCACATCATTCCAACCAAGCCACCCACAAAAAGTAAGCACTAAGGTTGAACCAATCAAAGGCATGGCTGACCTCCCAACAACCGAACGAGAATAGAACACAAAAATATTGAACGATACAATCGCACAAAGAGGAGACCAAAATAAACCAGCAACATGGAAAGGGAAAAGGGAAAGGCCAAGAACGGCAGAAATAGGAGAAGAGAAAAAGATGAAAGGGAAATTGATCGGTCCAGGATCACACTTTCCCATCGCTGAAGCCCTATCAAAAGACCCAGTGACTGTGAAATGAAGGTTCTGAATGAGGTCTGAGGAACGCGGTCCCCATCCAGAAAATTTGTACAATGGACGCAACTCCATTGTCAAAGAAGGGCCCTTAGCCTCTTCAATGGGGTTTGGCAGAAAAGTCACAAAAGAGGTCAACACCCTCTTAGTGCTTTTTGCCTTCCATTGATTGGGAAGGGCAAAGGTTGGTACCTCATTTG